AATGGTCAATAGTTCCAGCTCCTTTAGATGTGTTGTACCATTGCTTCCAGTAGGCTGCTTGCTCATCTAACGTCTTAGGCATTGGCTTGGGTACTCTCCAGTAATGTAAACGGCAACAAACAATCCCAGCAATTAGATTAGTAGTCAAGACTTCCCTCCACTTACTTTCTTCAGGGTTAGTAAAGTAGCTCCAATCAAGATGACAGATTTCAGCAACCTTTTTTAGTAGGTCTTTTCTGTATTGTAGATAATCCTTGCATAAGCTAACAGCTACCCACGGTTCACATTGCCAATGACCTCTAGCTATGTTGTTATCACCTTTTTGCATGATGTACTCATACCTAGATTCAACCAATCCAGTTCTATAAACTAGCATTTGTGCATCGTGACTTGCATACTTTGGCCCCATCTTTATAAGAGTATCTTTGATAACTGTCAGCATTTGCATTGAGTTAATCATTACTTACCTTTAAGTAATTTTGACATAATACCAGCAACAATGTCAGTTCCTTTATCTATAACATTTTCAAAGAACTCTTGCTCTTGAGCCTCATTCATTAATGGTAGATTTACTTTTTTATTAATTGCAGTTGCCCACTCTTCTTCAAATTCTTTTGACTGTATTCTGTCAATAACTAAAGCCTCTATTCCTTTTTGGAGTTCTGGAATTGAAGCCTCTACTTGCTTTGTTATTTCTCCCAATACTACTGATTTAATATTCATTATGTCTCCTATTTTAAGGTTGTGAAAAGTAAAGTTATAATTGCTATACCACCTAAAATGTAATTTCTCCAATTCTCAAGCGACCTAGTTCTGCCATTGGCTATCTGTAAATGTTCTTTTATATCTGGAAGCTCTCTATTCAGTACAGTCTCTATCCTAGCAAGTCTTTCTCTAATCTCACCTCTGTAATTATCTACATTATCATGTTTTGAGTTACCAATATAATCCATCATCTCTTTCCCTTAATAATTTTTTTTATTTTCCCACTTGAAGTTCTGGCATATTTATATTTTTTTGTTTCTCTAATTAGAGTACCGTAATATCTTTTACCACCATACATCCAGCTAACTTTTTTTGGCATTTTTGTCTCCTACCATTTCACCTTATTAGACCAATAAGCAGCACTACTGCGACCTTTGGCAATGTTCTTAGCGTGACGAGCCTTAAAAGATGCCCTTCTTGCTTTTGATGCTTTTGTTCTTGGGCTTTTTCCTGCCCCTCTTATTCCTTGCTGACCAAACCTTATTAACTTGGTAAGTGTTCTACCACGTTCTTTATATCTTGCAAGGACGATATGAGACTTACTAGGATGATTTGGCGTTCTTTTTGGTTTATTATAACCACTTAATCCAAACCTTTTCAATCTAGGGTCTTTAGCCATTTTTACCTTTTAGTAGGTTAATCTCATCTCTTAACTGTCCTACTTTTTCATAGTTTTCTATTTTCATTTCTAAAGCTGCAATCCTTAATTCCATTTGATACCAACCCCAAACAACTGCACCCAACACAGACAAGATATTGCATATGAATTTAATATCAACTTTTACCTGACCCATTTAGCCTTCCAGACATATAACTTATTTTATCGCTAAGATCATCAACTTCTTTCATTAATGATTCATGCCTTCTGTCCATTTTATCATTTATACTTGTTTTAAAAGCATTTACAGAATCAATTAACTTCACAGAAATAGTGTAACAAGAGTTAATTTCTGTTTGCATTTTAGAAATATCTTTCTTTATATCATCTAAGTCCTCAGACTGGTCTTTCTGTGATACTACAAGATTATTGAGAAGATATAAAAAGCCCACGCACATAATCCCCATTGCTCCAAGCTGCCCATATAATTCTATCATTTGAGCAATATCCATTATTTATCCTTCCCTAAAACTTTATCTAGTAAACTTTTATTCATCTCTGTCAACCTTTGCTCTCTTTCTGCCTCTAGTGGGTTCATTCTTTCATCTAAGTTTTGTTCAAACTCTATTAAGGATTCTTTGATGCGTTCTATCTCATTTGCATTATCACTAATATTAGAATTAATAGTGAACCAAGCTCCTGTTAATGTAAACACCATAAGAAGTATTTGAACCATCCATTTAACTGAAATATGTATTTGCAATTCATCATTCAGAGATTTGTTCATTTGTTTTTTAAACTAATCAATGAAAATATAATTAATAACAACATTGTAGCTTGTTGAAATGTCATAGTCTACTTCACTAACAACTATCATAAAACCATCCACCAAGCAATAGCTGTTTCTACTACTATGTCAGCCATTGTATTGTAAGCCCATCTAATCTTAGTTCTATATGGCTCATAATTCTCTATATACCACTCAAAAACCTCCCAAGCTATACCAACTATCAATACACCTAAAACACACCATAAATCGCTAAAATTAAGCCATTGAAATATCTTACATAAAAAAGCCCCTGCTGCAAGATGATATGCAGTCCAACCATCAAGTTGTCCTGTTTCTATTTGCCAACTAACTACAGTCGCTAAAGGGTTTTTCATCTCTCCTCCACTTTACTGTTTACAAGTTTATGCTTTACAATGTCGATACGCCCATGATTGTCAGAGTCTTTTAAATCATTACACTCTTTTACATACGCTTCTTCAATGGTTTTAAATGAGTCACTTTTTTTAATAATGTTCTCTCCATTTCTAAGAAAGTATTTTTTACTTCCTGGATATGTTAATGTGATCAAAGTTCCATCAGCCAACTTCACTTTTTTAGTCATCCCTTTTTTATTATTAAGGTGAATGACCACATCGTTATCATGGGCACATCTAACAATCATCTAATCGTTCTCGTCACCTGGGTCATGCGGTGAGTGGTCTTTTGACTTTGCCAACGACTCTTCTAGTATTCTTACAAATCCATCTCTACTCACTCCAAGCTGTTCCTGAATAAAGTTATTACTATTGATTTTGTCATCAATGTTTTTCAAATGTAAGTACAGTCTTTTTTGCTCGTCATTAAAGTCCTTATTGACATCATACTCGACATCATTAAGAGTTAGAATCACTGGCGGTTGTTTTTCGTTTTTAGCCATGTTGTTTCCTTGTGTTAGTTAATTAATCTTTTTTACTATCTTCATACGCTTTTTTAATATCATCTGTCCATAGTGTATCAGCCAATGCTTTGACCTCATCAGATTCGCCACTTACATCATCACTTGGATTTAATACTTTTCTATGATATGAATACGACAACTCTTTATCATTTTCCATTATGGAAGTTTTTGTGCGAACACTTATGAATTTATATTCGCCACGAACCTCATAATCATCTTTTGTTACTTTACTTAACGCCATTTCTGACTCCTATTATTTTATTTGTTCCACTTAATTATCCAATTAAGAATTAATGGTCAATTTTATATGTACACGAACCAGTCATATATGTATCTGCTCCAGCATCAAAGTGACTGACAAGAAAATTGCTTCCACCAATAGATGTTGTAGCACCACCAGCAGTGTACTTTAGTTCAAAATGGGTAGTGTTATTATTAGCTCTTACAAATACCCCACTACCAAAATCAGTAGAATCTAAACTATTCATAAAAGTTATTATTCCTCCACTTGGCTCTCCTCCACCAGCAGAATTATTATCAACAGTAAATGGGAGTCCGTGAACTGTACAAGTATCAGTAGAGGTCATTCCGCTAACACTATTTATTTGACAAGCAAAAATGACGTGAACAAATTGTCCGATTCTTGTATAAAAGCCCGTTCCTGAAGCCATTCCAGCGGCATTTGGAGTTGATTGTGAATCTTTTACGACAGGTGTCCAAGCACCTTCTTCATATTCGTCTAATACATTTGCACCAGCATTTCCAGCAAATGTGGCTGGAAACTGAATACCAGCACAATGAACTAAAGCACCACTATCTTTCGCCATATAAACATCAGTTATAGACGAGTTTCCAATAACGGCTTTATTGTTTCCTTCACCACTTACACCATTTCCAATAACTATTTGATTTTGACCTCCAACTGCTGATATAGTAGAAAATGCACCTATAATTGTGTTCTCTATTCCTGTGGTTATGTTGTTTCCGGCTTGGTATCCGACCGCTGTGTTCCCTACAGTTCCAGTTGTTCCTGTTTGTGCTGTTAATGCTTGATACCCTACAGCAGTTGATTTACTACCATCATCTTCAGAACCTAATGCTTGGTATCCAACTGCGACATTTGCCTCTCCAGCAGTCAATGCTCCGAGAGCAGATAATCCTATGCCAATTGTACCATTAGCGGCAGAAGTTATATTTCCACCTCCACCAGCAGATTGACCTATAAAAACAGCGTTGCTAACTGATGTAGTTGTACTACCAGCAAACTCCCCAAGAAATACATTAAAATCGCCATCAACTAAAGCATCTCCAGACCTTGCACCAACTGCTACGTTATAAGCACCAGTAGTAACTACATTTAATGCATCTTTACCGACTGCTGTATTATTATCTGCTGTTGTTACAGTTGCTAAAGCCGCATAGCCAACAGCAGTATTAAAATTTGCACCATTCATAACGCCAGCAAGAGTGTTATTGCCTACTGCAACATTATATCCAGACTCAGCATCTGCCCAAGCTCCGCCCATTGATAAATATCCAACTGCTGTATTATGGTCTGAGTCTACAGCCGTTTGGTCAACTTGATGCATTGCTTGATACCCGACTGCTGTATTGTAAGTTCCAGTAGTCAATGTATCTAAAGTTTGATAACCCACAGCAGTATTCCCTGCTCCAGAGGTTAAAGTTGCAAGTGCAGACCTACCAATGGCTATTGTTCCGTCAGCAGTTTCATTAGTTATTGCATAACCAGCACCTCTACCAATAGCAATTAAGTTATGTGAAGTAGTAGCACTTCCAAGAGCATCAGTACCAATCCCAATATTGGAATCTCCAGTTGTTAAATTTTGTAGGGCTTGTTTACCCATCGCTTCGTTAAATGTACCATCTGTTAAGTCTTTTAAAACTTCAAAACCTATCCCAGTATTATAGCTATGACTAGTTACATTATCTGATAATCCAGCATTGCTACCAACAAAAGTATTTCCATCGCCAGTCCTGTTGCCTAACCCTGCATACATTCCAAGTGCTGTGTTATGGTCTCCAGTGCTACTATTAAAACCACTTGCGTGTCCAAAAAAAGAATTGTTAAGACCACCGCTTGCAATAGACTGACCAGCCTTCCAGCCTAATAATGTGTTTGCACTTGTACTATCTGCGCCACCAGAACCACCATCATCAGTATTAGATAGTGAAAATCGGGAATTGTCATCAAACTTGAATTTCGACTTACTATTAGCTAAGTCGTATAATTCAAATATGTCATTATAGGCTTGAAGTTTAAAATTAGCAGTATTTGATGAAGTTCTTTTGAACTCAAGCTCTGCCGAAGAAGAACTGTTTTCTATTTTTACATCACCGCTAAAAGTAGCCGAACCATCTGAATTAATACTCATTGTTTCTGTTGGGTCTGCACCAGTACCGCCTGTCAAAAATCTTATCTGACCATCGTGCCTAACTTCAATACCCGCACTTTCTTCACTATTATTGTATCTATCGTTACCACCAGACGTATTAACAAAAGTATTAGAACCAAGATATATTAGTACACCTAAATCACCTACTCTTACAGGCTGTATAATTGCATCCGCAGTACCACCATCTTGATCAAATTTTATACCTTGTACTGCACTTGTATAAACAGAAGGTGAAAAGTTTATATTTTTTCCACTAGCTATATTTACATCACCAGCAAAAGTAGCATTTTGGGATGTATCTAATTGCAAGGCAACATTATTGCCATTAGTACCAAAGTGCATTTCACCTTCAGACCTCAGACACATTACATAGGCTTTGCCATTTGTTGAGGCAAGAAAAGCATTACCATTGCTATCATCTACACCAATTAAACCTCTTAAAGCACTACTATCAGCCTCAAATCTAATTTGTGTTGCTCCTGTACTGGTATTTTCAATAGTAATTCCATCAGTAGATGTTGATGATGCAATATGAAGTTTTTTGTCTATACTTGAAGAAAGTCCTATACCAACATTGCCACCATTAAAATGACTGTCTCCATCTGCTTGTATAAGAACAGCATTACTTGTTCCAGCACTTCCTAATTCAAAGAAAGCATCATCACCACTATCTGCACCAATTCTAAAACCTTGACCGCCATCAGCTTGTAAACCTTTAACCCAGTCTCCACCAGTAGCAGATGTTTTAATTGTTATCTTGTGGTCTAAACTTGAAGAAACTCCAATGCCAAGATTCCCAGCCTCAGTCAGCCTCATCAATTCAGTACCACCACTGTCTGCTGACCTATTGCAACCCCATACAAATTCTGTATCAGTTTGACTATTGTCACTGTCAATGTTGAAATACATTGCTTCTGGCGTGTTTATTTTTCCATTAGTTAATCCACCCACTCCTAAAGTAAGTGCAGAATCAAGGCTTACATCACCAGCAAAGGTAGACGAGCTATCACTGGCAAGAGTTAATATTGAATGTTGAGTACCAATACTTGATTCAGTATGGAAAACAATGTCACCTCCATGCTTTAAACTTCTAATCTTTAAGTCACCAGTATTTAAATGGTCGAGATAAGAGTTACTGCCATCGTGATATATTTGTATATCTTCACTTGCACCAAGTTTTAAAACCCCACCAGAGCCACTTGCATCTGGCAAAGTTAAATGACCGCCAACTTCAACCGCTGAATTAGTAGTATCTACTGTGAGTATGTCACCACCATCACCATTCTTGCGGACTAGTAAGGCTTCTGTAGAGGTTACATCTATTACTTGTGTACCTTCTATGATTTCATCGAATGATAATGAGCCACCACCTGAAACAGTTAAATCTCCCGATATAGTTAAATCACCATCTATGGTTCCCCCATTACCAAAGTCCTCAGTAATATGTCTTAACATTGAACTCTGCATTATATCTCCACAGTTTTTACTGCACCAGTTGTTGTACTGGTAGAATTGTAATTGAAGTACAGAGTATTTCCTAATCCTCTAGGGCAAGTAAGAAATGTTAAAGTGTTTTTTGGAATCACTAGATCATTTGCTGCTGTAACATCTGTAGTAGTGGTAGAAAAGTTAAAATAAATCTCTACTGCTGAGTAGACTCCTAGCGTTGAAGTCATAGTTGCCAAAGCCAAGTGAGTTGTATTTGCAACATCAGCACTTGACCCTGCAGTTCCTGCTGAATTGACTGTCCATTCACCACCTACTGTGGCATTTAATGATTCTTGTACTGATCTTTTATGTAGTTTTGCCATATTTAACTCGATTTCCTGTAAACTATTGCGAAATCACCACTAGCTATCTGGACAGATGACCATTCACCATAAATAGTTTGCCCTGCTAATAGTGTAACCGATGAAAGTGTGTCCCATATATCTGTATCTACTGAAGTTGCTGCTGTGATCACACAATCAACAGATAAGGCTTGGATTGCTACATAGGTATGGGAATTTACTGTTGCGTTTGTGACATAATCATAACCACCTCCACCTAGTCGGTTCTGGGCTTCTTGGGTAGTATAGTAATGTAGGTTTGATGTTGCCATTTATTCTCCTATCTCTCTAAGGTTAATGGTTAACCATGAATGAGTCCTTTATTGAAATTTTATTTCTTAGATTTCGATGAGGTCTTTTTCTTTGGTTTTGATTCTTTTTTCATAGGGGTTAATAAACCCTTGCCTTTAACTACTTCGTAACCATCTGACACCATTTTAGAGGCTTTGGAGCCATCCATAGTGTGTTCGTAGTGATTACCTTTCTTTAATATTATCATATATCTTCCTTTTTAATAATGGGGGCAGAATTAACCACCCCCAAAATTAGGACTTCAATTTAAGGATTCAAAAACTCAATTCCTTTAACATGGTTTGAAGTTGTGATTACTGCGCCGTAGATTATGTCAGCGACCACTTTTGTGCCGAGATAACTTACGTCATAATCTGACTGGACTCTAATGTCCTGCTGAACTGCTACCGCTATTGCGGACTTATGCACTAGATAAGCAGCTTCAATTCCTGTACTTGTAGTAGTAGGTATCAAAGAACTTGTCATTACTGGTATGCCGAAAAGATTTCCAACTTGTCCAGTATTCATTACAGCATTGTCATTACCAAAACCAACTCCTGCACCTGAGTTATTAGTAACAAAGGCTTTAGAGTTCATTAGGTCAGCATAGATAAGTGGATTCACAAAGAACGCACATTCATCTGCTGGGATGTCATTTGCCATTAGGGTTCCAAGAGCAGTCTCAACATCTGCATTTGACATACTATTGTCAGCTGCTAATGTCTGAGTTGTTCCAAGTGTCTGCAACAATGCTTCGATCTTAGTATCAACTGCTTTAGCAAGGGCATACGCCATAGATTGAGCATACTTGTCAAAAAGCTGTTCATTGCTTTGCACCATTGCAATATCTTCAAATAGCTTCAAATGTTATTGCCTAGCTCTTTATCTAGGCTCTCCGCGTTTCTACGGAGTATCGGACTATCTATTCACCCAAATGGGTGTCGCGGAGTCGTGGGTAGATTATTTCACTACCTAGTCTCTGCGGCTGGCTTACGCCTTCACCTCTGATTGCCTTATCTCTCGACTTAGGTTTCCAGTTTTTTTCCGCGATAGTAATAAGCATAATTACTTATGCAAACGCCAAGTTAATAGCTGCGTATTTGTGTTGATCGATTGACAAGTCAATGCTTGTTTCAACATTTGCTGTGTAATCTACTGAATCATTTGCACCTTTACTTGCACTTGCAACCTCTTGAACCGTTGGGATGTGTAGAGTATCGCCACGTCCTTGAACCAAACTTGAGTAATCGTCAAAGAAAGGTTTTAGCACTAATTGTTTTTCAAAATAACGCATCACTCCGTCTGCCCAAAGCTCCGGCACGAACACGTCTATGTCAGATTTCTGGGTTACATCACCCGAAAATCCATAATAGTCAGCCATTTAAGACTCCTTATTTACGCATAGCATATCCCTTAACAATGTCACCCCAATTCTGCTGTCTTTCTGCTTTATCCATCTTTGTCCAATCTTTATTACTAGGATTAACAGCCCTTGCTGGAGTGCCACTTGTTGTGGGTACACTTACGTTGTTAGTTGTAATTAATTTAGAATGTAAAGCCCTTAATTGTGGTAGTTGTAGTCCACCAAATTGTTCTCTATCACTCTCTTCAAAATCAGCAAGAATCCTCTCTCGCTCATTAGCTTCATCTTGTTTAAAGGCATCAACTATGGGTTCCATTTCTGCAAGTTTCATTGCTCTTTCCTCGGCTAACTGTTGCCATTGGTTTTGCTCTTCCATTTGCTTCTGTCTATCTGTCTCTCGTTGCTTTTCCATCTTTGCTAATCTAGCTTCAGATTCCTGCGCCCTTTTTCTATACTTTTTGCTTTCCTGCACCAACTGACCATAGTCAGGCTGTTCTACGTCAGTTTCTTGGCTTTGAGTAGCCACCTCTGTTGAGATTGATTTTTCCACTAAAGGCTGCTCAACGTAAGCCTTTGGTTGGGGTTCCACGCTCTGTGTATTTGTATCTTCAGACATTCTGTCCTCGTTTTTAGTTAATAAAATTTACTTTAATATCAATGTTTTTTAAAATAACCATTATTCCATCACTGGCTCTAGTTTACAATTACAAGCAAACTGGCATACAGAGAATCCAGATTGAGGTAATCCAACAGTAGTAAAGAACTCATAAGTTCCTACCTCACCATCTCTTTCAGCACAGTCAGGACAAGGTTGCTTTCCTTCTTTCTTTGATATTGATACCCATTTATATCTTTTAACCCCAGCAGATTCAAAGACCTCTTTCTGTGCCACTCTTGAACTAAAGGTTACTGCATTGCCTACTGTGTTCTTAATTGCATTTCTATACTGTCCAAATATCCTACCACCTTGTTTAAGGTCATTCAATAAAAAGTTTCTTATAGCATCATCTGACATCCCACTTGTTCTCATTTGTGTAATGATTCCCTGTAGGTCTAATACAGTCTTTGCAGATGCAGTTGCAAGAGTGCTTCCTATTATGATTGACAAATCTTCTAAGTTTTGTTCAGGCACGTCTTAACTCTTCTTCTATTCTCATTTCTACCATTTTAATTGCATCTACTTCTGCTTGTGTTTCTGTTGTAAATTCTTCTAATGTTTTTAAAGCCATATCTCTCCTATCTTAGCATACTTTTATTTAGAAATTCCATACAAGGTAAAAGTTCCACTTTCAATATTACCACTATTTGCATAAAATTGTACACCTTTATGGACCTCTTCGCCACCATCTGTAGATACCATACCACCATGTAAGCCCATTAAATTTCCACTACTGTTTGTATAACTTGTTTCATAAGTAGCATAAGAAAATTTATCAGATTTATTAAATGCAAATATATACATAACTGCATTCATTCTTTCTCCTGTGTCATTACCCATAGCAGTTGCT